CAACGCACAAGATGTAGAAAAACAAGTTGCTGCTCAACAAGAAATTTCTCGTTTAACTATTGAAGATGAACGTTTAAAAGTATCAAAAGCAAAAGCTATTCAAAGAAAAGCTCAGATAGAGGCCGCTCCAAGACAAGAAGTTGAACAGATGATTAATAATCAACCTCAACAACAAGCAGAGCCAGATCCTAAAGCTGTTGCGTGGGCTGATAAAAATGATTGGTTTGGTACAGACAATGCCATGACTTATACTGCTTATGATATACATAATAAGTTAGTTAAAGAGGGTATTGACGTGGCAGATGATGACTATTATACTGAGATAGATAAACGTATACGAAAAGAGTTTCCCCATAAGTTTTCTGACGGAGGGGATGTAAGTCGACCGAGGCAAAAAGTTGCTGGAGTTGTAAGAAAATCGGCAACAGGCCGCCGCACTGTGAAACTCACACCCTCACAGGTAGCTATCGCAAAAAAACTTGGTGTGCCACTTGAAGAGTACGCAAAACACGTGAAGGAGGCGTAATATGACTGAAAAGATAAACAAAACCTCACGCAAAGTAGAGACCCGTGAAAAGGATGTTCGTAAGAGGGGATGGGTTCCTCCATCGAATCTAGAAGCACCTGAACCACCAGAAGGTTTTCACCATCGGTGGGTAAGAGCTGAATATCGTGGAATGGCTGATGAAAAAAATATCATTGGTAGACTACGAAGTGGATATGAATTTGTGAAAATAGATGAATATCCCGATAGAATGGATTTACCTTCTATCGCTGACGGCAAATACAAAGGTGTAATAGGAATAGGCGGATTATTACTAATGCGTTGTCCTGAAGAAGTTAAAGAAGACAGAGATACATATTTCCGTAATCTTACTAACGAAAAGACAAACGCTATAGAAAATGATCTTCATAAACAAGAACATCCAGCGATGCCAATCCATCAGGAGAGGCAAAGCAGAGTAACTTTTGGAGGCAAAAAATCTTAATTAGTAAGATCATTATGTCTCTAAAAAATTTAGGAGACTACTATGGCTAACATAGACCAAGCTTTTGGCATGAGACCAATAGCAAAAGTTGGTTCTGCCCCTGGCGGAACTACTGGTACTACTAAATACTCTATTGCAAGTGGTGCCGCAGGCATGTTTACAGGCGATCCCGTTAAACCAAAGAATGACGGAACGATTATCCCAGCGACAGCAGGCGACCCAATAAGGGGTATTTTTATGGGCTGTTTTTATACTGATCCAGGCACAAGTAAGCCTACGTATAATAACACGTATCCAAACGGAACAGCTGCTAGTGATGCAATTGCATACATAGCGGATGATCCTGATCAACTATATGTTGTTCAACAAGATTCAGTTGCTGCGGAAATCGTTGCTGCTGATTTAAACTTAAACGCTGATCTCGTTTTTGGCGCTGGTTCTACCACTACGGGTATTTCTGGTGTAGAAATTGATTCAAGTTCCAAAAATACTACTGCTGCACTTCAGGTGAAGTTGATTGATTTTTATGACACACCGAGCAATGACGCAACTGCAAGTCATTCTCAATTAGTTGTTAAAATTAATAACTCTGATATGAACGGTGGTACTGGAACAACAGGACTATAGGAGTAGATTATGGCTATTAATAGAGCACAGCTCGCCAAAGAGCTAGAACCTGGTCTTAACGCCCTGTTCGGAATGGAGTATTCTCGTTATGAGAACGAGCATGCTGAAATATTTGACCAAGAATCAAGTGATAGAGCTTTTGAAGAAGAAGTTATGTTGGTTGGATTCGGTGAAGCAGCAGTAAAACAAGAAGGTTCAGCAGTTCAATTTGATACTGCACAAGAATCTTTTACTGCTAGATATTCTCACGAAACTGTTGCATTAGCATTCAGTCTAACTGAGGAAGCTGTTGAAGACAACTTGTACGATACTTTATCGGCTCGTTACACGAAGTCATTGGCACGTTCAATGGCATACACAAAGCAAGTAAAAGCTGCAAACATTTTAAATAATGCATTTGCAACTGCTGGCGGAGATGGTGTTTCTTTAGTAAACGCTCTTCACCCAACTGCTTTAGGTGGCACTTTCTCAAACAGAAATGCTACTGATGCTGACTTGAACGAAACCTCATTAGAGCAAGCAATGATTGATATTGCAGGCTTTATCGACGAAAGAGGGCTAAAAGTTGCAATGCAGGGAAGAAAATTAATCATCCCAGTAAACATTCAATTTGTAGCTGATAGAATTTTAAATTCTACTCAAAGAGTTGGTACTGCTGACAATGATATTAATGCACTCAGAAACATGGGTATGTTACCTGATGGTTATACAATTAACCATTACTTATCTGATACAGATGCATACTTCGTTAAAACTGATGCTCCTAATGGATTCAAACACTTCGTAAGATCTGCCCTTGCTACTGGCATGGAAGGTGATTTCGATACAGGAAACATGAGATACAAAGCACGTGAGAGATACAGCTTTGGTTTTTCAGATCCTAGATGTGTATATGGATCTCAAGGTTCATAAAATTTACTAAATCTTTCTTAGGTGAAAAGGGCGCTTGTAAGAGCGCCTTTTTTATTTTATACTCTCCTTCCTAGCATTAATTTAGTTACGCAGACTGGCTAGGCAGACGGTATAGAGACGGCGTGGCGATAACGGTCTATACGACCGAAGGAGATAAAATGGCTAGAACTACATTTGACGGACCAGTCAGATCCCTAAATGGTTTTTTGGGAACAGGTCCAAATATGGCAGCTTCAATAACAGGCACCGTTGATGGTGGAACTGATGTTGCTGGCATAGATTTATATCAAGGAAAAATTATACAGATTGGAAACGCTAATACTGTATTTAACTTACCTTCAATCATAGACACAGCTGACGGAGCTTCAGCAGGTCCTGGAAGTGATCCAGCTAACTTAAACAGAGTAGGAATAATGTATGAATTCATTGTTACTGCAAGTTTAACAGGCGGTAACACTATTGTTATAAATGCAGGAACTGCAGCAGGTAGAAATACAGCAGATGTATTTAGAGGTATGGCAATCTACAACAACACAGCAACTGATCCAGGAGCCGTGACTGCTTTTAATGCAGGTGGAACTGATACCCTAACTTTAACTGCTACTACTAAAGGTGGACTAGAAGGTGCTCAAATTCAATGCAGAGCAGTTGATGGTTTACTTTGGCAGGTTAGTGCACAACTAATCGGTAACGGTGCATTCGCTAACCCTTGGAGTTAAACAATGGCAGATAACGTAACAGGACCAACTATCTTACAACAAAATGACAATAGAGTTACAATCAGTGCTGTTGTTCAATCAGATGGTTCAGGTAGCACTACTATTATGGGTGATGTGTCAGCATTAGCTGCTAATACTTTAGGTCAAGCTGTTGCAAGAATTTCTATTCAACAACTATGGTTTAGTTGTTCTGAAGGAGATGGCGGTGACGCTTTTGCTCGTCTTGATTATGAAGATGATGATGGAGACATACCTATAATCACATTAGTTAGTAATGGTTATTTTGACTTTAGAACGTTTGGTGGAATACCAGCAAACACAAGTTCTAACACAAATGAAAATGACATTAACTTAGTTATTCCAAGTACAGCAGATGCAGGTAACACATTCAGCGTAATAGCAGAGTTCCAAAAAATCTATTAGGATGGCTGACAAGCAACCACCAAGAAATAAAAAAAACTTCCGCCCCACTAAAAAAGGGGCGGGAATGACTAAAGCTGGGGTCAAGAAGTATAGAGCGATGAACCCTGGTTCTAAATTAAAAACAGCCGTAACAGGCAAAGTTAAAAAAGGATCTAAAGATGCAGGGAGAAGAAAATCTTTTTGTGCAAGAAGTGCAGGACAAATGAAGAAATTTCCAAAAGCTGCAAAAGATCCTAACTCAAGATTACGACAAGCAAGGAAGAGATGGAAATGTTAAATGAAATATTTTAAATACTTAGCATCAATTCCTGTAGTTCTTTCTGTAATAGCCGGGGCATACGGATCATTAAACTATATAAATAAATTAACCGCTCAAATTGATGCAAGCACTGACACTATTAATATATTAAAAGTAGAAGTAGAAAATTTAGAAGAACGTATATACAGCGACATAGACAACATACACAGAACTTATACAGACAAGACAGGTAGAAACTCTAAGAATTATGCGGACGCACGTGAGGAGCTCGTAAAAGAAATGGCGGAAATGGCAACATGGGTTGGGAGACTCGAGGGCATAGTTTCAGCATTGCGTGACGGATCATACAAACTAGCATCACAGGCAGAGTACCAAGCGCTAGAAGAACTCGTAAGAGGTAATTCAGATTCAATAAGACAAATAGGTTACGACATCAAAGATATCGAAAGAGTAGCGTCAGGCGGTTATTAATGCGTTGGGTATTTATTATATTGGTATTTGTACTAATATTTTGTTGGGCAGCAAGTGCATATGCTAGGAATGATTATCTAGGTAGTAGCAACAGCAGTTGTGAGCGAGGTAGAGTTG